TCACAAAAACGTAACCACACTGCCAATAGCCAGAGAAATATAATTTTTTTTGCGATTTTTTAGAACTGACACAACGTGAAACAACGAGACACCACGACGAACAACGGCGAACAATCTGGAACAAACTTGATTAACATCTGACTGACACCCTAAAAAGTTGATTTTCAGTCGTTTTACTGGCTTTTTGTACATTGGCGAATCACTCTTAAAAACATGTAAAAAAGGCGTAAAAACAGAATTTTATGCCTTTGCACCACAATGAATTAAAAGAGTTTTTATTCTCATTACCACACTTCTGTAAAATGACCGCCGCCAGTGTTTGCCATTCCATAAACACCCTGACACAATCCGACGCACCACAACACAATAGGACACCAAATAACTCTTTAAGAAATATCAAAGGGGGAATTGTGTTAAGCACAGATCGCTTTATACGTGAAAAAGAATGTCAGCAACTTACAGGCCTGAGCCGTTCATGTCGGTACCGCCTGGAAAAAACCGGACAATTCCCATCACGGCGTAAGCTCGGCGGTCGTTCCGTTGGCTGGTCTTTATCCGAAGTTCTGGCATGGAAGGAAAGCTGCGAGGCAGTTCACTAATCAGGCTGGCGGCACACCGCCGCCACCCATCCACTAATACAGAGATCTAACCATGAATACTGGATATTCTCCCGAACAAGGGCGGGGCTTCGTTCGTCCTGAAAAACAGAATCTGCAAAATTTTGCCGAAATTATTCCGGTTATTTCCGGCCTTACTGGCGGGAGTGAAACCAATATTGTTAACGCCAGAGCGTTGCAGATGTTTGATGATAAAAAGGGAGTAAATTTAACTTACACCCCTGACGGCAATCAGAATATGAGCATTATCTCTGAGTCAGGTTTCTACAAACTAATAAAAACAAAAAGCGCCCCGTTCCCGGAGCGCCTTTGTGAACAATTAACCTACTGCGCAAAAAATGAATCTGAGCAGTGGGATTATATCAACCGTGTGGCGAAGCGCCACAATTGCCGGATAACAGGCAAAACAAAGGCCACCCGCTACGGTGGCCCCTCGACACAAGCTACACGTTATCCCCAACGCATGAGCATCACCAACAATGCCACATTTGCGGCTGGTGGGCAATGTGATCAGTCAGATTTGGTTCGTTCCAAGGTTTGCAACGAGAGCTTTTTCCTGTGCTCTTTAAGGAATTTCTCAAGAGCAAAAGCACATGGCGCGAATCTTTCTGATTCATGCTCTATCTTTCTGCGCCGTCTTTTCCGTGCCGGTGATAATGTTTTGGTCAATTCTTTATCGGTCATTGTGTTGTCCTGCATAGCAATGCGCCGTAATACCTTACACCACGGCGCTGATGGTGATTACTCTGGTTCTTTGGTCTTGCGACGCTGGAGTTCTTCGCGTGCAACGGTGACAAGCTGCCCGATTTCTTCCGCTGCTTTGATGCCGATTTGTTCGACCTTAGCCAGGGCATCCAGTGACGACACAAGGGGATTTTCTCCGCTGCCTTCTGCTTGGCGGCGGGCTATTTCTCCGCGCATGGCGGTTACGATAAATCCGGCATTGCTTTCGCCGTCCAGCTTAACGGATTCCATCCCTTGCATAACATCTAGTGGGACTCTGACAGTTGTCAGTTGTGATTTTGCGTTTTTGTTAGCCGTTGCCATTTCTGAAACTCCTAATCATCGGTGTGTTTCAGTATACACAAAAAAAGAAATACAAAAAGCCTTGACGTGTGTTTCATGCGCTCATAACATGAAACACACCAAAAGAATTGTTGAAATACAAAGAGCAACGCCCCGCAGTGCCGGAAACACATACGGGGCGTCTAACCACCAACGATAGCAAGATTATCGAGGCTGCTATGAGAAATCATACCATACACCCGCAAGGGCGGGACTCGCACAACCTGAATAAATACATCTGGCGTTTTATCGCCCTGAGTACGGCACAACCGCGCGTGATTACCATTGAGGCCACCAGCGAACAGGAAGCCCGTCAGCAATCACCGGCTGGCTGCGTGATGGTATTCGCCGCCCGTATTCGTCAGGGGGTGCACCATGTGCAATAACACCCGTCCGGACGCAGCCGCCGAAGCAATCAAAACACTGATTGATGCGCTGATTGATATTTCTGTTATCGCGGACAGGGCGCATAAGCACGCTACCAGTGAAACAGAATATGCCGGGGCTTTCGTTCCTCATTCGCTGGCGGTTATGCAACTTAGTGCGGATATGGCGCTGAATGAGGCCAAAGCCATCCTGATTGCTGATTGTGAAAATGGGGGGGGGGTTATGCGTGATGATCGTTTTAATTCCCTGAAACAGGAATTTTCCGGCGTTCCTGATGATGCGGCTGATGCGCTTTCGTCAATGCCAGAGCTTATTAGAGCGGCTTTTTTCTTACTTTCCACGAGAGAATATAAATCAACGGGGCTTGATGTACTGAATATCGCCGCCGATTATGCGGAATATGTGGCAGAGGCGCGTTACAGAAGAAAATTTCCTGAGGATGTAAGCCATGCGTGATATTTACCACGAAACAATAGACCGCGCATTTCTTGCACTTTCTCACAGTGAAAACATGCTGGAAATATTGCGCATATGGCTTGAAACACTTGGCGACAATGAACGCGACAAACAAAAATCAAGAATTGCCACGGCATTAATAACGCTTCTTGAGCCTGTAATAATGGAACTGCAAGAAATAGATCTATTGCACGACAGATATAAAGAACAGCACACCGGAGAATAAAAATAATGAAACTTAAATATTCTGGCTTAACTGCCAGTGGCAACACTCACCCTAAATTTACGCGCGGTGATATTTACCGCGACCAGTACGGCGGCACGGTAATGATTAAGGGCGTGGAAGAACGGCGCGTAATCTACCGCCGTGAAGGTTACGAATATGATTGCGTGATGCCTGTTTATCAGTTCCGGTGTGATTTTTCTCTGGTACAGACCGCGCCGCATAACGTGCCCACCAGCAACGCCAGGGCACGGGCAAACATCCAGAAGCTGAAAACCATGATTAACGGATTCAGGGGCAAGAAATGAAAAGCGCACCGAACTTAAAAAAACAGCCTTACGACAAAATGACCGAAGTCATTATTTTTGCGGGTAGTGATGCCTGGGCGCACGCGAAACAATGGCAGGAGCAGGACGGGCGACTTGCTGGCGACAATGTTCCGCCTGTATGGCTGGGAGACAGCCAGCTTGACGAACTGGCAGGCCTGAAAATTATCGACGATGGTCGCTATTGTGTCCGACTGTACAAGGCAGGCCACATCAAGCCGTCAAATATTAATGCCATCGGGCAAAAGCTGGCGGCGGCAGGTGTACGGGATGCGAATTATTACCCTGAGGGAATGCACAGTCAGAAGCTGGAGAACTGGCACGACTACCTGCAACGGATCCGCGAACAGGCAGAGCGCGGGGAAATACTTACTGACGAGCAATACAGCCAGCGAAAAACCACGCTACCAATGAGCATTGGATCTGCAGGGTACGACACACAGCTTGATTATGTCGTTAAGGGCGTGATTCCGGCTAATTCATTGTGCAGCACATACGGCGCGAGCGGTTCCTATAAATCGTTCCTCGCGTGTTCCTGGGCGTGTCATGTTGCCACGGGTCGCCACTGGGGAGGTCGCAGGGTGGCGCATGGTTCGGTGATGTATGTTGTCGGTGAAGGTGGCATTGGTGTCCCCCGCCGTATCAAGGCATGGGAAATCGTTAATGATGAACGGGTGAAAAATCTGTACCTGGTAAACCGCCCGATTTTTCCTGCAGCCCAGTTTGATGTTGATGAAATGGTTATCGCATCCCGCCAGGTTGAACGGGAAACGGGTAAACCGGTACGCATGATTATTCTGGATACGCTGGCGCGTTGCTTTGGCGGTAATGATGAAAATGACGCGCGGGATATGGGGGCGTTTATCCGTGGATGTGACGAACTGAAACGACGCACAGGGGCCACGGTGCTGGTGGTTCACCATTCCGGCAAGGATGAAACAAAAGGGGCGCGTGGTTCCAGTGCATTTCGTGCATCTCTGGACGCTGAGTACCGGATCCGCCGCGAAGGCGCGGACAGTGAGGCCCTGGTTATCTCCTGCACCAAAATGAAGGACGCGGAGGAACTGAAAGAGGCTGCATATGATTTACGTGTGGTGGAGCTTTTTACCGACGCTGACAAGGAGTTAATCACGTCGCTGGTGGTTGTGGATAAGCCGCGCCCACCCGTTGAACTGGAGCGCATCGAGGAGGCCGGAAACAAGACGGAGAATCACGCCGCACTATGGGGCTGTATCCGGTCACGCACACAGCGCGGCGATAAATGCACTATCCCGTTGTTGCGCGATGATATGAAAAAGCTGGGGTATGAGATGAAAAACTTCCGGCGCTGGCTGTACAAGCTGGAAAGAGACGGCGTTATCGCTATTGACGGTGATGATGTGCGCCCACTGTAAAAAGTGAGGCGCAAAAGTGAGGGGATAGCAGGAACTGAACAAAAAGCAACCGCGCCCCTCACTTTTCAATCTGTATATAGGCTCAAAAGTGAGGAATAAAAAACACATTGAAAAACAACATATTAGAATCACAAAAAAACAAGGTTGGAAATCATGTGGGGAGCTTAAAAAGTGAGGCGAAAAAGTGGGGAGTAGTGGGGAATGACCAGAAAAAGCAGAGATAAAACAGCACCAAAATATCGCGCATTAGACATGACAGAGCACGCCTTAAAGGTGGCAATCAGAACGATAGACCGCCACGCCGGAGAAGGATACGCGAAAGCGCATCCCGAACTGATAAGCGCATTCATGACCACGGCGGCGGCAAATTTTGCCACACTGACAGAACGGGAGATTGCCGAAGCGGAACAGGTGACAACCATCAACGTTAAAACCGGAGAGCAGACAGCATGACAGCACAGATAGCGGCTTACGGGCGGCTGGTGGCTGACCCGCAGTTAAAGACCACCAGCAAGGGTACACAAATGACGATGGCGAGTATGGCGGTCCCACTTCCGTGCAGCCAGGCAGATGACGGAACGGCGACGATGTGGTTATCCGTCCTGGCGTTTGGCAGACAGGCCGAAGCACTGGCAAAGCACCGCAAGGGTGAACTCCTGAGCGTGGCGGGTAACATGCAGGTAAGCCAGTGGACAGGCCAGAACGGCGAAACGCGGCGGGGCTGGCAGGTTATCGCAGACAGCGTAATCAGTGCGCGAACGGCGCGACCGGGCGGCAAAAAAGGTCAGCAGGGGCAGGCCACTGACGCACTGAACAGGGCAAAACAACAGTCGGGGAATGATGATCCGTACGGCGATAATATACCGTTTTAAATTCTGCAAACAAAAAGATGCCGGAAAAAAATAGATTTTCCGGCATGCTACATAAATCCCGACCAAAGGAAGTAAATACATTAACACGAATTATCAGCACTGAAGTTGTCACGGCATATTTTATACAACATTGCACTTGGTTGCATGTATTCGCATAGCAGACATCGGTAATAGAATATATTCACAATTATTTGTAATGAATGTAAAGAGGATGAGTATGGTTGATTTATATTCGCCTACACAGCTTGTGCAGGTGGCTAATGCTGAAGATGTGCAAAAAAAATTAAATGCGTTGTTTACCAGTTTGTTTTTCACTCGCTCGGTAATGTTTGAATCGAGAGACATTATTCTTGATACGATCGACGATCCAAATATCCCGATCGCGGCGTTTTGCTCTCCTATGGTGGGCAGTAAAGTTTCACGAGATGAGGGATACGAATCAAAAACAATTCGCCCTGGCTATATGAAACCGAAAAGCAGCATTGATCCAAATAAGTTAGCTGTGCGCCCTGCTGGTGTATCACCTGAACAATACAATGCTTTTGGGGCGCGTAATATTAAAGTTAAACAGGCGATTGTAAATCAGGCTAAAGCTATACGTGCACGTATTGAATGGCTTGCTGTTCAGGCAATCACAACGGGGAAAAATATCATTGAGGGCGATGGTATTGAACGTTATGAACTGGACTGGAATATAAAACCACAAAATATTATCACGCAGTCTGGCGGTGCTGAGTGGTCAGGTAAGGATAAAGAAACTTTTGATCCAAATGATGATATTGAGAGCTACGCAGAATTTAGTGAGGGCGTCACTAATATCATCATTATGGGCGGTAATGTATGGAAGAAATACCGTTCATTCAGAGCGATAAAAGAGGCTCTGGATACCCGCCGTGGTTCTAATTCCGAACTGGAAACGGCCCTTAAAGACCTTGGTGATTCGGTGAGTTTTAAAGGGTATATGGGCGATGTTGCGATTGTTGTTTACAGCGGACGTTATACCGACGAGGACGGAACTGAAAAACATTTCCTTGATCCTGATTTGATGGTGCTTGGCAATACGGCTCTTCAGGGGATTGTCGCCTATGGCGGTATTCAGGATCCGGAGCTAACCCGAATGGGGCTGACTAAAGCCGAACTTGCACCGAAAAACTATATTGTGCCTGGTGATCCGGCTATTGAGTACGTACAAACGCACTCTGCACCACAGCCAATACCGGCCCGCATCAATCGTTTTGTTACCGTTCGCATTGGCTAAGGGGGAGCAATGGCTACTCATTACACTGAACTCATGTCTGGCACTGAAGCACTGGTTACTACGCTGGGGATATTTTCAGCCAATAAAGGGGTAATACCTGCGTTTACGCCACTGATGCAGGAAGATGCAACTGGTGCGCTAGTGGTATGGGATGGAACGAGCGCAGGCAAAGCGGTTTATGTTTCCGCTGTACAAATCGACACTGAACCGCCCCGGGAATCCTGGAGACTAAACTCCCTGAGAAAGAGGTAAACAGGATGACTAAAAATACTCGTTTTTCCCCCGAAGTCCGTCAGAGGGCGATTCGTATGGTTCTGGAAAGTCAGGGCGAATATGACTCACAGTGGGCGGCAATTTGTTCCATTGCCCCAAAGATTGACTGTACACCGGAGACTCTGCGTGTCTGGGTACGCCAGCATGAGCGGGATACCGGAGGCGGTGATGGCGGGCTCACCACCGCTGAACGTCAGCGTCTGAAAGAGCTGGAACGTGAAAATCGTGAACTGCGCCGCAGTAACGATATCCTTCGCCAGGCTTCCGCTTATTTTGCGAAGGCGGAGTTCGACCGCCTCTGGAAAAAGTGATGCCACTGCTGGATAAGCTGCGTAAGCTGTACGGGGTCGGACCGGTATGCAGTGAACTACATATTGCCCCGTCAACGTATTACCACTGTCAGCAACAGCGACATCATCCTGATAAACGCAGTGCCCGTGCGCAGCGCGATGACTGGCTGAAGAAAGAGATACTGCGCGTATACGATGGGAATCATCAGGTATACGGTGTGCGTAAAGTCTGGCGTCAGTTGTTACGGGAAGGAATCAGGGTAGCCAGATGTACAGTGGCGCGCCTCATGGCGGTTATGGGACTTGCCGGTGTTCTCCGGGGTAAAAAGGTCCGCACTACCGTCAGCCGGAAAGCCGTTGCCGCAGGCGACCGCGTAAACCGTCAGTTTGTGGCAGAACGTCCTGACCAGTTGTGGGTGGCTGATTTTACTTACGTCAGCACATGGCAGGGGGTCGTCTATGTGGCGTTCATCATTGATGTGTTTGCCGGATACATCGTGGGGTGGCGGGTCTCATCGTCTATGGAAACGACATTCGTGCTGGATGCTCTGGAGCAGGCGTTATGGGCCCGTCGACCGTCCGGCACAGTCCATCACAGTGATAAAGGTTCTCAGTATGTATCGCTGGCCTACACACAGCGGCTTAAGGAAGCCGGATTACTGGCATCAACAGGAAGTACTGGTGACTCGTATGACAACGCGATGGCGGAGAGCATCAATGGCCTTTACAAAGCGGAGGTAATACACCGTAAGAGCTGGAAAAACCGGACAGAAGTGGAACTGGCCACACTCACGTGGGTGGACTGGTATAACAATCGACGATTGCTGGAAAGGCTGGGCCATATCCCACCGGCAGAAGCAGAAAAAGCTTATTATGCTTCCATCGGAAACGATGATCTGGCAGCCTGAGTTCACAGATAAAACACTCTCCAGGAAACCCGGGGCGGTTCACAAAGTGTTTTTTCATCGCACACCGCCTTTTTCCTGATGAAAGCGGCAACGAGCAATCACGGATTGAATTTCAAATTGTGTGGTTTCATGGATTGAAATAAGTGGATTGCGGGCGTTACCAACACTGTCTGAAATGGAAATCAATTCATCGACTTCTTTAACTACACTCTCCAGCACCGCCTGATGGTCACCATCAGTAAAGGGGCGGAAATACAGGCAACCGTAGCAGCAGCGTACTTCACTGAATGGGCATTTGCCATCATCTCTGGAGCAACCGCCAATCCCATCATGCAACTCATCACCGATTATGCCGACCACGCGCTGGTCTTGCCATTTCGTTGAAGAGGTCAGTTCACCAGTCAACATCATAGCCACCATGTTTTGCCATACCGGATTGATACCCAATGCTTTGGCTCGAATCAGTGCCAGTGCAGGCGTCGCCAGAATGTAATACTTGGCAACAGTAAGGGAGCTATGTCCCAGAATATGCGCAATTTCCTCGGCGCTGACCCCTTGCATAGCCAGTGAATGCCCCACGTTGTGGCGCAAGTCGGTCGGGGTAATGGTTGGCAAAGCCGCTTCGCCACGCTTTACGGCTGCCTGATAATCTGGCGGACTGAAACAGAGGAAGGCCTTGTTAATCGCTCTGGACACATTAAACGGTGCAGAGTTACTAAATTCAAATAGCTTGCCATCAGGTTTTAGTTGCGCTCGCTCGATATAGTGCCTAATCAACGCGCCGATTTCAGCTGGAATCGCCAAAAACAGACGTTCAGTCGTTACGTGCCGCTGTTTGGCGTAAGGAAGGAGTAAGCTATATCGTATTAATCCGGTTTCGGAGTTTCGGGTATCAATACGTAAATCTTTTACCGCCAGCTTGGCCAGTTGTACCGGTCGGGCACCGGTGACATACGTCAGTCCCAGAATTACTGCATCTCGCATGGTGTTCAGACTGTAGTTTTCGCCATACCGAATCGCCACAGCCATTTCAAACAAGCCTTTACTGATCATGTTTTTTTCGAGGGGATCCAGAACATGATCAATTTCCTGATAGATTCCCCAGTCATGGGAGTGCGGGCGAGGGATGAATTCGAGGTCTTCATAATCTTCGAGGGTAAAACCAGGGAATGCTTCGGTACAGAGGATTTTTAGGCCGAAAATGATAAAGTAGAAATATTGAGGTTTAATTTCCTGAGTTTCGAGGTAATCTTTCAACACCGTAAAAGTGAAAGCAGATTTGCTTATGCAATGATCAGTTGCCAAAGACCACGCATGGAGTACCCCAGGAACCTGAGCTGGACACTTGGCAGATGCATAATGGAAGCAAATATATTTGATTAATTGGTTGCTGATTTTATCCTGACGAAAGTGGGCATAGCAGCGGCTTCCTGAATAATCGAATACCCAACTGTCACTTGTTGAGCTGATATATTTGTCATCAAAATGATCTGCCGATTTAAGATAAATACTAACTGGTATATTAACCTTTAAAATACTCTCAACAAATACAGGTGTGTAAATGTTGCTGTTCGACGCATTTAACTGTTTATTGATTCGACTCATATGCACTCCATTCATCGCATACATGGGAAAAGGTTGATTTCAGGGCTTCGTTATCAATCACAATTCGCTGAAGATTGGCCGTATTAGCCTGCTGAGATAGAAATCTTTTAGCGTAAAGATCAGGCATATGGCTATTGTGACTCCAACCGCCAAGTAGCCGTAATTCATCCTTGGCTTCATCCATCAATCCAACGATAGAAAAGTCTATGGCTGCCAAGTGTGAGTTGGCCTTAATTTTTTGAAGTTTATCACGATAAATACGTTGAAGTGTTAAATAAGCCCAAGTATGCCGCGTTATATGAGGCGAGATGCTTTCAATGGCATCATAATATTCATCTTTTTTATATTCAGGATACTGCACACTCATAATGTCATCAATACGGGTAAAGATATCATAGACTGCATGGTATGTAGACTGGCCCCCTGAATCTCCAGACAACCAATATCACTTAAATAAGTGATAGTCTTAATACTAGTTTTTAGACTAGTCATTGGAGAGCAGATGATTGATGTCTTAGGACCGGAGAAACGCAGACGGCGTACTACACAGGAAAAGATCGCTATTGTTCAGCAGAGTTTTGAACCGGGAATGACGGTCTCCCTTGTTGCCCGGCAACACGGTGTGGCAGCCAGCCAGTTATTTCTCTGGCGCAAGCAATACCAG